GGTGGGATTACGCCGAGCAGGAGCACGAGCAGCGCGAGAAAGCGGAAACCATACTCTGCAACGAGCGGCGCAAGGCACTGGCGTTTTCCGCCGAGATGGCGCGGCAGGAGCGCACGATCGACGACCTGCGCCAGCAGTTGTCGTTTATGCAGCAAGCGCTGAAGGAATTGCAGCACACGGGGGTGTGAGGATGCGTGTGCTTATTGCTTGCGAAGAATCGCAGGGAGTTTGTAAAGCGTTTCGTGCACGCGGACATGAAGCGTACAGTTGCGATGTGCAAGAGCCATCCGGTGGGCACCCGGAATAGCACATTCTCGGCGACGCTCTCGAAGCCTTAAATGGCGGGAAGATTGTAACGATGGACGGAATCGAGCACAATGTTGAAAAATGGGACTTGCTAATTGCTCACCCGCCATGTACATATTTGAGCAATGCAGGCGCGCGGCATTTGTGGAAAGACCACCAGCTTCAGGCAGATCGTGTAATGCTCGGCATTCAAGGCCGAGACTTGTTCATGCGGTTCTGGTGGGCAGACATTCCAAAAATTTGCGTTGAGAACCCTGTTCCAAGCCGTGTGTTTTGCTTGCCTGAATATGCTCAGAGCATACAACCGTGGCAGTTTGGACATCCGTACACCAAAAAGACGTGCCTTTGGCTAAAAAATTTGCAGACACTTCATCCGACAAATATTGTAAGCCCAGTGGCAACGTGGTGCCCGTCTGGAAGTTATAGCGGGAAGCATAACGAACAGCACAAAGGTATGTTCACAACTGACCGCGCGAAAAACAGAGCAAAGACATTCCCCGGAATTGCTAAGGCTATGGCAGAACAATGGAGATAACGGAAAACGAAAGGAGAAAATGATGGACGTGGCGGAATTTTTTAGCGAATGTAGACGGATGTGCAAATTGTCCAGTGATTGCACAAAGTGTGAGTATCACGGCGACAGATGTGATAACGTCATTGAGCTTTTAGAAAAAACCGTTGCGGTGGTGGAACAGTGGTCTCTGGAGCACCCGCGCAAGACGCGGCAGGATGTGTTTCTGGGTCAGTGGCCGGAAACGAAATTATTTGATGGCATCATAGATATTAAGCCGTGCAGTCTCGTAGCGTCTCTTCGGTCAGAGTGTCCCAAGACTTCTTGCGATGATTGCCGCCACAAGTTCTGGATGCAGGAGGTGGAGTGATGGAGAGGCTGACTGTGCCCTATGAATATGGCGATGGATACCGCTCTAAATGCGCCGAGACTTGCGGCGAATGCGATGGATGCTGGGGACTGTACGAGATTGTCAACCGGCTTGGCGCGTATGAGGATACCGAGCTGACGCCGGAGGAAGTCAACGATTCCGTTGTAGGGGCAAAGCTGATGGCAAAGGCGCAACTGGTCTCGGCGTTTGGCGTTGCGGCTGAGAGGCTGCGCGAGCTGGCGGAAGCAGATAAAGCCGGGCGGCTGGTGGTGCTGCCGTGCCAATCGGGAGAGCGAGTGCTTGCGCTACTCGATGACCAAAAGCATGTGAGAGAGTGCGTAGTTAAACACGCGGTTTTGGATGGCGGGCGAAAAGTTTTTTATATTAGCCCAGTCGGTAGCCATGGAAATGCGTATAGTGTGCCATTTGAAGCATTCGGTAAGACCGTATTCCCCATCCGCGAGGAGGCAGAAAAGGCATTGGAGGCGATGAATGATGAGTAAGGCTGTCATGCTGAGCATCCGCCAAAAGTGGTGCGAAAAGATTGCCAGCGGCAAAAAAACTGTCGAAGTCCGCAAGACAAAGCCAAAGCTGAAACCGCCGTTCAAGTGCTATATTTACTGCACAAAAGATAAGAATAATCATTTTTGGATTGGAAAGCGTTATTCTTATGCTGACGATCACAGCCACAATGCATTTGATAAAATCGGAAGTGGTAAGATCATAGGCGAGTTCATCTGCAACCAGATTTATGAGCTCGCGCCTCTCAACTATGTATCGGACGACGTAGAAAAACAAGCCCGCCTGACACGGGAAGAAATTGTGAACTACCTAAAGGGAACCGGCTACGGCTGGCACATCTCCGACCTTAAAATCTACGATACGCCGAAGGAACTGACAGAATTTCACACTTGGAAAAAATGCAAATCATGCAGCAAAAGCGGGTACGAAAGCACAGCCTGTATCTATGATAAAAATTGCATGGTTCCGGTGGCGATTACTAAAGCACCGCAAAGCTGGTACTATGTGGAGGAGGACGACAATGGCTGAATACATCGAGCGAGAAGCGTTTTTGAAAGACATCGAAGAGCGATATTGTCTACCGTGCAAAGAGGCAGGGAAAGACCACAACGGCTGTATGTGCCGCGCTTGCTGGGTGGACGATATGCGCGGTGAAGTAATAGATGCGCCAACTGCTGACGTTGCGCCGGTGGTGCATGGGCGGTGGACGGCTCAATGCGTAGTTGAGACGGACGGCGGATGGGCACTTGAAGATATGCCGTACAACGAGTATCAGCATAGCAATCCCATCTGTTCGATATGCCGCAAGACCGCTCTCCTCGACGGTGGCGAAGACTATGTGACATCGCCTTACTGTCCCAACTGCGGGGCGAGAATGGACGGTGACGACGATGCCGACTGAATTCCCGTTTGAACGCGCCGCGATGAATGGCGAAGATATGCCGCGCGGCCTTGACATCGCAGGCGCTTGTTTTTACACCGCTCTGCGGATTATTTACAAGGCGTATCATAATGGAGTTATCGACAGAAAAACCGGTGTAGAGCTAAAAAGGCAGATTACACGCGCTTATGTGAGCGATAAGAGCGAAGTGGAGTTTTTGAAGCGAAGCGCGCTTGCCCTGAACGATCGAATCAAAAAAGCGTCGGAGGCATATAAATCCCATCGCACGCTCGAAAATGCTGACGAGCTTTACAATGCATTTTACAATCTATAATTTTTTGCCGTCTGCCTTTTGGTAGGCGGCTTCTTGTTGCTTGCGCCGGGAAAATATGATATAATTTATAAGGGATTATGAGAAATATTTGAAAAAATTATATAAGCGATTAAAAGGGGGGGGGTAAATAAATGGCCAATAAAAGGCCGCCTATTGCCGAGGCAACGCAGTTCAAAAGCGGCAAACAAGCGGCAGAAAACGGAAGAAAAGGCGGCATTGCTTCTGGCGTTGCAAGGCGAGAAAAAAAGTCCCTCCGTGAAGCAATGCAAGTTTTGATGGATGCTGACTTGACAGGCAAAGACGGCAAGACAATGACAGGCACAGAAGCAATGGCGGCAAGGGCTTTTCAGGCGGCACTTAAAGGCGATTGGAAGGCCTGGGAGTTAGTGCGTGACACCGCAGGGCAGAAGCCCGTGGAACGCGTTATGGTTGCAGATGTGGACAAAAGCGTCATTGATGAAGTGGAGGCAATGGTAAAAGGTGAATCCGATTGAATTATGGCATGGTGATTGTCTTGAATTGATGAAGAACATTCCCGATGGCTCTGTGGATTTGGTTCTGACGGATCCGCCGTATTTGTGCGGTTATTCGCGGCACGATAGTAAGAGCCGATTTTCAAAGAAGATTGCCAACGATGAAAACAATTCTGCAAATGAGCGTATGATTGGAATATACCCGCAGGAATGTTCCCGCATTATGAAAGACAACACGGCTATTTACTGTTTCTGCAATTACAAGAAAATAGACTTTTTCAAGCAACAGATTGAAAAAGCAGGGTTTAATCTTAAAAACATAATCGTTTGGGATAAGCAAAGAAACGGAATGGGAGATTTATCTACTACATTTGGCTATTCTTATGAGTTTATTATTTTTGCAAGCAAGGGTCAGCCAAAAATTCGCGGAAAGAGAATTTCTGATGTTTGGCGGTTCGCAAGAGTGAAGCCGAAAGAACAGATGTGCCAAAACCAAAAGCCAATTGATTTGCTGAAATAAGCTATCGAAAAGTCAAGTGATGAAAACGCAGTTATCTTTGATGGATTTATGGGAAGCGGCAGCACTGGCGTGGCTTGCGTGAACGCTAACCGCCGCTTCATCGGTATCGAGCTTGATGAGGGTTATTTCAACATAGCCAAAAAGAGAATTGCGGAATCTTTGTCAGAAAAAAATAGGAGGTGATTAAAATATGGTGAGAAAAGAAGCGGTTGAGTTTCTCTTGAACAATCCGTATAAGTTCGGGCATATTGTTGGTTTTACAAAGCTCACAAAATTGCACAACGGCTGGATTATTGATATGGTTAGAGGAAAAGAGGATAAAACGTTGCAAGCTCACCGTGGTTAGGCTCCTACAAGACAACTTGTGTTTCCATCGCTCTGTCTCTGATTGTGGTATTGCTTCCAAACTGCACAACGCTGTTCATGCGCAAGACCGACAACGATATAAAAGAGGTCATTTCGCAGGTTAAGAAGATTTTGCAGAGCCAACAGATGCGGTACTTTGTGCAGTGCATTTATGGCTGCGACTTGAAGCTGACAACGGCAACGGCAAACGAGATAAACACCAACCTGTCAACGGATATTCGCGGAACATCTCAGCTTGTTGGACTTGGCATGGGCGGTTCTCTAACCGGTAAGCACTTTGACCGCATTTTCACAGACGATATTGTCAATGTGCAAGACCGAATTTCAAAGGCTGAACGCGACCGAACAAAACTAATCTATCAAGAGTTGAGAAACATAATTAACCGTGGCGGGAGAATATTCAACACTGGTACGCCTTGGCATCAGTCCGATGCGTTTTCGCTAATGCCGAACCCGGAGAAATATGACTGCTATTCCACCGGTTTGATGACCGACGCGGAAATAGCGGAAATCCGAGAAAAAATGACCGCTTCGCTATTTGCGGCAAACTACGAACTACGGCACATTGCATCGGAGGACGTTATCTTTGACAACCCGCGCACTGGTTGTGACCCCGCGCTGGTTGAACAGGGAGATTGCCATATCGACGCTGCATACGGAGGAGAGGATTATACTGCATTTACCATCGTGTCAAAGCGCGACGGCAATTACTATTTTTACGGGCGCTTGTGGCGCAAGCACGTTGATGACTGTCTCGACGAGATACAGGGCTTGCGCAAGCGCTTCAATGCTGGTAGAATTTACTGCGAAGACAACGGCGACAAAGGATATTTGGCGAAAGAACTGCGAAAGCGTGGAGAACGCGCGGTAACTTATCACGAAAACATGAATAAGTTTCTGAAAATCACGTCGTATCTGAAAGCTGAGTGGAACAACGTTTATTTCGTCAGTGGAACTGATAAAGAATTTATTGACCAAATTTGCGATTACAACGAGAACGCTGAACATGATGATGCACCGGATAGCGTGGCAAGCCAGGTGCGGCGGCTGTGGAGGAAAAGCAGCACGGTAGAAAAATATCAATCCATTTTGAGTTAACGGGGTGGTAAACATAAAGACGTATCAGGACTTGACCGCGCTCGGCGATAATGAAGCGGCGCGGATGGGCTTCATTCTGGCGGCGATCGGAGAGCACAAAAGCAGCTTTGCGTATAAAACTGCATCGCTGGCAGAGCAATACTATCGTGGGCTGAATCCCAAAATCATGCATTATCAGAAAGTGCTTTATGATCTTCGCGGGAAGGCACACGCGGATGCATGGAGCGCGAACCACAAGATTGCATCAAACTTTTTTAATTTCGCAGTAACACAGGAAAACCAGTATCTTCTTGGCAATGGCGCGATGTTTGGCAAGGGTGATACGAAACAGCGGCTTTCCGGCGGCGATAAAGAAATCCATGGCAATCGCTACGAATTTGATAGTCAGCTGCAAAAGGCTGGTAAAGAGGCGCTTATCGGTGGCGTGTCTTTCGGCTTTTGGAACTATGACCATTTGGACGTGTTCTCGCTGACCGAATTCGTGCCGCTGTATGACGAGATGGACGGGGCACTTAAAGCCGGAATTCGCTGGTGGCGGGTTGCGGAAGATAAGCCGCTCAGAGCGACACTGTATGAAATCGATGGATATACGGATTACGTCGCGCAAAATGGCACGGAAATCGAATTCGCCGATGATGGCGGGAAGCGCCCTTATATCATTAAACGCCGTGGAGATGCAAAGGACGCTGCGGATAACACCGAAGTGTTCGAGGGAGATAATTATCCGACATTTCCGATTGTGCCGCTTTACGGTAGCGACAAAAAGCAGTCAGAGCTTGTCGGGCGGCAGGGCACGCTTGATGCCTTTGACCTTTTGAACAGCAACCTTGTAAACAATGTGGACGAGGGTAATTACATTTATTGGGCAATCACAAACTGCGGCGGGATGGACGACGAGGACGATCAAAAATTCATCGAGCGCATGAAAACCGTTCACGTCGCCCACGTTGATGGTGACGGGAGCGGCGGGGCAAAGGTTGAAGCACACACGGTTGAAACACCGTTCCAGGCTTCCGACACGGCGATTTCCACAATAAGAACAAGGCTGTACGAAGATTTTCAGTGCCTAAATGTTTCCGATTTGTCATCTGCGTCGAAAACGGCAACTGAAATTCGCGCAGCTTACCAGCCGCTTGACAGCAAGGCGGACATGTACGAATATTGCGTGATTGATTTTGTGCAAAAGATTCTTGCAATCGCCGGAATCGAAGACGAGGTTAGCTTCAAACGCTCGAAAATCATTAACCAAAGCGAAGAAATCAACATGATTTTATCCGCGGCTGAATATCTCGATGATGAAACTGTTACAGAGCAGCTTTGCTTTATTCTCGGCCTCGGCAAGCAGATTGACGAGATTATCAAGCGCAAGCGTAATGAGGAAGCCGAGAGATTTGCACCGGAAAGCGAAGAAGACGAGGTGATCGTTAATGGCGACAATTAAACTTGCGGACGGCCGAGGCGAACTGTATCAGTGGGACACCGGCCGGAAAGTCGTAATCGATGACGAAAGCATCAAGCAGGTGCATTATCAGAATCGGTTTTACGGGCGCACGCAGCCGCGCTGGAACATTAACGCATATATACATCGACGAAGAATGGGCGTGAAATAAATGCCAGATTACGCGCATAGGAAAACGGATAGACAGTTAGATGCCATGGAGCGCAAGCTCCGTGGTATCTACTCGCGCGCGCATGTTGAAGTGCAGAAGTCGTGGAACGAATACATGGATGAATCCGCGAAGAAAATCAAGCCTTTGCAGGATGCGTATGACGCGGCTAAAAAATCAGGCGATAAAGATGCAATCAAAAAAGCCGGAAAGGCGCTCGCGTCTGCACAGCGAGAGCAGACCTTGATGAACGACCATTACAAGCACATGGTTGAACGCACTGCGAAAGAGCTGTCACAGGTAAACGAAATGGCTGTTGCTTACATCAACGGTGAATTGCCAAAAACTTACGCAACAAATTATAATTTTTTTGGCAATCAGATCGCGCGAGAAGTGCCGAAATATACGTTTGAACTTGTAGACGCTAACACGATTGCGAATCTTATCAAGTCAGATAAATCCCTTTTACCGGCGAGAAAATTGGATGTCGCCAAAGACAAGCGATGGAATACCAAAAGAATGAATTCCGAGGTACTGCAAGGGATTTTGCATGGCGAAAGTATGCCGGAGATCGCCAAGCGGCTGCGAAAAGTTGAGCGCATGAATGCAGAATCCGCTATCAGGAACGCAAGAACGATGGTAACTGGCGCGGAGAACAAAGGCAGAATGGATATGCTATACCGCGCGCGTGACGCTGGAATTGATGTAAAAAGGAGATGGATTGCGACAAAAGATAGCCGGACACGTGATTGGCACGCAGAGCTTGACGGCGTTTTGAAAGGTTTAGACGAGCCGTTTGTAAATTCCGTTGGAGAAATCATGTTTCCTGGTGACCCGGATGCAAGCGGGGCAAATATTTATAACTGCCGGTGCACTCTTGGTGACGAAATAGTCGGTTTTAGGAGAACGCTATCAGATAAACAAATGCGGCACGTTAAAATTGAGGTGGATTGATGGCTACAAAAACGATAAAATCGTTTGGTGCAACAGTCACGTTTGACGATAATTCAGAAGAAATTTTGAAAGCAATGGAAAACGCGCTCCATCGCGGCCTCGAAGCAATCGGGATGAAAGCGGAGGATTATGCAAAAAGAGACGCTAAAATGCCTGTAGACACCGGCCTCGCGAGGAATAGCATCACTCACGCGGTGACTGGTTATCCAGCCGCAATCCAAACGTACAAGGCAGACAGACCGCGAAAAGGCGAGGACGCGCCGCGAGAGGGGTCATACGATGGCAACATGGAAGGCGAAAAAGACGAAGCTGTCGTGATTGGGTCTGGCGTTAAATATTTTACATTCATAGAAAACGGAACTAAAAAAATGAAGGCAAGGCACGTTTTGAGGCGAGCGGCAACAGATCATGGCAGCGAGTACAAAAAGCTGATGAAAGAAAGTTTTGAAAATGCCTGAAAGCTACCATTTGACAAAAAATATTACAGGCTGTATAATAAGATAAACAAACAGTAATTTAACGGCAGGGCAATGCCGCCGAAGTAAATGGAGGTTACTGCAAGATGAGTTTGACCAGAAAGATGCTCAAGGCAATTGGCATTGAAGACGAAAAAATTGACCAGATTATTGAAGCGCACACCGAAACTGTTGACGCGCTAAAGGAGCAGCGCGACGGCTATAAGGCTGATGCTGATAAGCTGCCTGAAATCCAGAAAAAGCTGGGAGAAACTGAAAAGCAGCTTGAAGCAAATGGCAAGGATAGTTATAAGGTGAAATATGATGCGCTGAAAGAAGATTTTGAAAATTACAAGAGCGCACAGACCGCAAAGGAAACGCATGGCGCAAAGCTGGCGGCTTATCGCAAAATGTTGAAAGATGCAGGCATTTCCGAAAAGCGGCTTGATAGCGTCCTGAAAGTTTCGGACGTTGACGGTGTGGAGCTTGACGAGCAGGGAAATATCAAAGATGTTGACACTCTGTCTAAAAACGTCAAGACCGAATGGGCCGATTTCATCGTGACCGAAACTGCGACCGGCGCGAAGGTTGATAACCCGCCCGCAAACAACGGCGCGAAGAATACGCCGAAAACGCTGGCAGAAGCGCTGCGTGAAAAATATGATCGAAAGGAATAAATAATTTATGGCTATTACTCTTTCCGAGGCTAAGATTGGCATGGCTGACCGCGTTGACCAGATGGTGGTTGACGAATTTAGACGTTCTTCTCTCCTGCTTGATAATCTCGTGTTCGATAACGCGATTTCTCCGGGTACTGGCGGTTCTACGCTGACTTATGGTTATATCCAGCTCAAAACCCCAAGCACGGCTTCGGTTCGAACCATCGGTAGCGAGTACACCGCTGGCGAAGCAAAGCGCGAGGAAAAGACCGCAAAGGCCGTTATCATGGGCGGCTCTTTCGAAGTTGATCGCGTGCTTCAGGAGACTTCCGGCGCGATTGATGAGCTGGCATTTCAGGCGCAGCAGAAGATTAAGGCGACGAGCAACTACTTCCACAATCTTGTGATTAACGGCACGTCCGCTGCTTCCGGCGCTGGCTATGTCCCCAACACCTTTGATGGCCTGAAGAAGCTGCTCAATGGCACGTCGAACGAATTTACGACGGATATCGATCTGTCCGATTCCGCGAAGGTGACCAGCAACGCTAATGCGTTTGTCGATCAGCTTGACCAGCTTGTTCACGCGCTTGATGGCGACGCGACCATGCTGCTGATGAATGGCGAAATGCTGCTCAAAGCTCGCGCTGCTGCTCGTAGAGTCGGCTACTATGAGCGCACGAAGGACGATTTTGGCCGCGTGGTTGAAACGTTCGCTGGAATCCCGATGTTTGACATGGGCAAGTACTACAACGGCTCTGCGTCCGTCGATGTTATCGGTACTTCTGCCGCGTCTACTACTGCTGCTGGCACTTCCAGCATTTACGCGGTCAACATCGGCCTTGATGGCTTCCACGGCATTTCCCCGACCGGCACGAGCGTGATTTCCACCTATATGCCTGATATGTCTCAGCCGGGTGCTGTCAAGAAGGGCGAGGTCGAACTTGTCGCTGGCGTCGTTCTTAAGAACACCCTCAAGGCGGCGGCTCTTAATGGCATCGTGCTCAAGCCGAATACCGGCGCTTGATGAATAACTGAAAATGGGCGGTGCGAGAAATGCTGTTAGATGATATGTGTGCTATCTGCCGGAATTATTTTACCGATGATTCCGCGAAGCATAAAGGGACTTTTACGGTCAAAGGCGGCGTTCTCGCGCCGCTTGACTATCTCGCGGAGGGGCAATACTTCTGCGTTTTGGGGAGCGTCTTTAACGACGGCGTGCATCAATACCCCGATCCAGATTTGACGGACGAGGTGTTTGGTGGGGAAGTCTGGGCTATGCGCTTGCCTCCGGCGTTTTTGGCCTTGGCTGGGGAAATCGATGAATACAATCAAAAGACAGATGGTGGAGGCGCTTCGCCGTACACGTCTGAATCTTTCGGCGGGTATTCTTATACAAAAGCAACCGACGCGGAGACTGGCGCGCCGCTTTCGTGGCAGGCCGTGTTCGCGCCGAAGCTTAACAGATGGAGGAAAATCTAATGTCGCTGTTGGAAGAAAGCATGATGGACTGTGTGTTCATCGGCAAAACAACGCAGGACAGCCCTGAGGGCGGATACGACGTTATCTGGAAAGAGGGCGCAACATTCAAGGCCGCGATTGTATGCGATAACAGCATGGAGGCACTCACCGCGCAGAAGGCGGGCGTGACTTCCAATTATACGGTCACGGTTCACAAACCTGTTGCGTTGACCTATCACACCGTTTTCAAACGGTTGGAAGATGGGAAAATCTTTCGCGTCACCTCTGACAGCGACGATGTGCAGACACCCGCGCGATCGAGTTTTCAGGTCGCGCAGGTGACTGCCGAGGAATTTACGCCTACTTGATAAGGTGATGCGGGAAATGACAAAAGAAGCAGCACTTTACAATTTTTATAAGCAATTTCTTAAGCCGTATGAAGAAAACACCGTCCCGGATGGAGCGGAATTGCCTTATTTGACTTACAACATGGTAACTGGCGGTTTCCGTGATGGCGAATGTGCGTTGACTGTATCTATTTGGTATCGAGATACAAGCTGGGCAAAATGCAACGCAAAGGCACGAGAAATTGCAACTAAAATCCCTGAAAGTGGCGCGTGGATTGAGTGCGACGACGGCGCAATTTGGCTGAAACGAGGAAGCCCATTCGCGCAGAATATGCCGGATGATGACAGGGGCATCCGGCGAAAGTATTTCAATCTCACCGCCGAATACGTCACAACGATTTAACGAAAGGAATGAAAGCAATTTGAAATTCACGAAAATTCCTTCTGATACTTTCCAGAAGCTGCAGATTAACGCGGCTATCATTTGCAGCGATTTCACACCGGCGACCGGTACGGTTGGCGAAAGCGGCCAGATTGGTGCGACCACTGGCGGCATCAATTTTACTGCGACACCGACTTATACCGACTTCGGCGAGGATATCGACAACTGCCCGAAGAACATGAAGGAACTTAAAAAGCTGGACAGTTGGGAAGCAAAATGCTCCGGAACTTATGTCACGCTTGACACCGCCGTTGCTAAGTCTCTGCTTGGCGCGGCTGATATTGGCACGACCGACACGACGAAGGTCACGCCGCGCAACGACCTTGCGCAGGCTGACTTCGACGACGTTTGGATTGTGGGCGATTACTCCGACAAAAACGGCGAGACGAACGGCGGCTATGTGGCGATTAAGCTGATGAACGCTCTTTCGACTGGCGGTTTTCAGCTTCAGACTGCGGACAAGGCAAAGGGGCAGATGGCGTTTGAGTATACCGCGCATTACTCCATGAACGCGCAGAATACCGTGCCGTTTGAAATTTACGTCAAGGCTGGCACTGCCGAATCTGACTGATATCATAATTTAGGAGGCAAATTATTATGAAACTTTCCGAACTTGATACCTCTCGCGCGGCAGACGTGCTTTGCGAGGCTGGCGCTTATGCGCTTAACATCCTGACCGACGAAGAACTAGCGGCAGAGCTTAAAAGCAAGATTGATAGCTCTGGAGAACTTTCGCGTCTTGAACTTTACACCTTTGGCGTGCAGAAGATCAGCGCGCTCCTCCCGATCATCCTAAAAAAGCACCGTGACGATGTGTTTGGCATTCTCGCGGCCGTGAATGGCTGCGCTGTCAACTACATTGCGAACCAGAACATCATGGCCACGATGCAGATGGTCAAGGAGCTTGTGTCGGACAAGGACATGATCGATTTTTTCAAATCCTGCGCGCCGGTGGAGACGAATGCCTGATTTGTCTGTCGGGCGCGCCTAAATGCAGTGTACATGGGCTGGTTGTTCTTTTGCCGAAATTGATTAAAAATAGGCTCGAACAATCAGCCTATCGTTTATACACCGCCGAGTGCTTGCGGATGATTACCAAAAACACCGCGAATTTCAACGGCGGCGAATTTATCAAAGCAAAGTTTGAGGACATTGTGAATCCGAAGCCGGTGGACAATCGACCGGCAGAGGAAATCGCGGCTGATGTTATCAAACGTTGTGGTCTGGTGGTGAAAGATTGAATCTTTTTAACCTTTTTATCAAAATCGGGGCTGACATTTCCGGCGCACAAGAGGGTATTAAGAAAGTCGGGGATGAAGCAACAAACCTCGATTCAAAGCTGGCAAATGCGGCTAAAGGATTCGGCAAATTTGCGGTAAAGGCTATCGGCTGGGCATCAACCGCCGTGTCCGCTGTCGGCGGCTATGTCACAAAAGTGGGCGCGGATTTTGAATCGGCTATGTCGGAGGTCAGTGCTATTTCCGGCGCGACCGGCTCGGAATTGGATGCGCTGACGCAAAAAGCAAAAGAAATGGGCGCGTCCACGAAATTTAGCGCGTCTGAGTCCGCCGAAGCCTTCAAATACATGGCAATGGCTGGCTGGAAAACATCGGATATGCTTGACGGCATTTCTGGCGTTATGAATCTTGCGGCAGCTTCCGGCGAGGACTTGGCAGAAGTTTCCGATATCGTTACGGATGCTATTACTGCTTTCGGCCTGCAAGCGTCCGATTCCACACATTTCGCTGACGTTCTGGCAGCGGCATCTAACAGTGCAAATACCAATGTTTCAATGCTCGGCGCATCATTTAAATATGCCGCGCCTGTGGCTGGCGCGCTTGGTTATAGCATCGAGGACGTATCTGTTGCCCTTGGCTTGATGGCAAGCAGCGGTATCAAGGCCGAACAAGCAGGTACATCTATGCGCGCAATTCTTTCGCGTCTTGCTAAGCCTACGAAAGAAGTAACTGATGCGTTTTCCAAGCTGGGTATTAGCGCGTCAGAAGCACTGACAAACGCCGACGGCAGCATGAAGCCGCTGTCAGAGACAATCGAAATCTTGCGGGACAGCATGAGTGGGCTAGACGAAGCAACCAAAGCGTCCGTTGCGTCAGGCATCGCTGGCACAGAGGCAATGTCCGGCTTGCTCGCAATCGTAAATACTTCGGATTCAGCTTTTGAAAATTTAACAGAATCGATCAATAACGCCGACGGAACTGCGCAGCTAATGGCCGACACGATGAACGATAACCTTAATGGCGCGATTGAAATCATGAAATCTGCCATTGACGATTTCGGCATCTCTATTTATGATACATTTTCTGTAAAAGCAAAAGACGGCGTAAAAATACTGACAGATTACATTTCCCGCCTGCAAAAAGCGTTTGAATCTGGCGGGATGCAAGGTTTTTTGACCGAATTTGATTCTGTAATGACTGACGCGCTCGGCGTTGTGACCGAGTATCTTCCTAAAATTATCAGCGTCGGCGGCTCTGTTGTTGGCTCTCTCGCAAATGGCATTATTCAAAATCTTCCAGCGCTGGTTGATGCGGCATCGGAAATTATTATCAATTTTGTTGATAATATCACTGCGAAAGCCGGAGATATTGTCAGCTCTGGCGCTACTATTGTAACCGATCTTGCAGATGGCATTTCAAAATTTGTTGAAAAATTATACCCCGCTGTCACGGCACTTTCCTACACGCTCGCCGAAGAACTCTCGAATCCGTCTACACTTTCTTCCATTATGGACGCAGCGCTTGAAATCATCATGTCGCTAGTAAACGGTTTTATGGATGCGCTGCCGATTATTGTCCAGTCCGCTCCTGTTATTATCGGGAATCTTGTAGCTGGTTTGATCGTGATGCTCCCGCAGATTATCGATGCTGGTATCGAGATTTTAATGTCGCTTGTAAACGGAATTCTCGATACCATCCCCAGCCTCGTGGCGGCTATCCCAACTATCACTATGGCAATTGTTAACGGCATCTTGACAAATCTCGATAAAATCATACTCGCAGCTATTCAAATCACGCTTTCCATCGCCATGGGCATGATTGAGGCGATCCCGAACATGATTACGCAGTTGCCCAGAATTTTTCTGGCGATTGTGAACGCCTTCAAGGGATTTAGTTGGAGTGATATCGGGCGCGATTTGTTGACGGGCATTTGGAACGGTATAAACGACAAGGTTGCCTGGTTGAAAGGGAAAGTTCAGGGCGTCGTTAACAAGATTAAAAGCTGGTTCACTGGCAAAGACGGCTTTGATGAACACTCACCGTCGAAGTGGTCGAAAAAGGTGTTCCAGTACGTCATGGACGGCGGCGCGAACGGCATCGACGCTGGTATGCCCGGAATGATGTCCGCAGTCGGGGGAGCTGTTGACAGCATTAAAAATGGATTTGACGTTGGCACGGTCAGTGCGAGTGTATCCGCTTCTGGTAGCGCGCAAAACAACATTCGTGCGGCTATTCATGACGAGATTAGCAAGATTGGTATCTATCTTGACGGCAACACGCTCGTTGGTGGCATCTCTGATCGCATGAATCAGGGGCTTGGCAGCATTTATGTTGGCAGCGAAAGGAGGGCGATGGCCTGATGGGAGAACTTTTGACGTTTATGATGCGCTTGCACGGCTCTAGCACATGGGACGAGATCGTGCCCGATACTGGCAAGCAAGTGGCAGTCGTATCCGCGACCATTAATAACCCGGCGGTAAAAACGGACACGGTAGACATCAACACATATGACGGCGTGCTCGACTTTTCTGGCGTGCAGGGCATCCATTACGGCAACCGCGACATCAAAGTCACCTTGCGTAAGATTGCTGGCTCGACATATGATTTTGACGCGCTGCGCAGAAAGTATCTCGGGCAAATTGTCGACTGCCGGTTTGAGACGACCAGCGGGTATTATTACTACGGCAGACTGACGGACATTGAGGACGATTATCAGCAGGATTTTCGCACCATAACGCTGACGATTGACGCGAATCCATTTAGACAGCCTGTGTCTGGCGCAACAACGGTGGAAATCCCTGTATACAATACAAGCGACCTTATGCCGGCTTCGCAAGGAGACGCGAACATCGACACATATGCAATCGGTGGTATTGTCAATTACGGATATACGGAGAACTCGATTGGCAGTCACGACATTTTGATGTCCATTTCCAATTCTGCCACAAAAGGCTATTTATATCTTACTGTTACAGGGTTGACCGCTGGGGCTAAGTATGATCTCGACGTTAAAGGAATTTATGGAAACTCATATATAACAATTCGCGCTGGTAGCAAAACAGGGGACATAATTGGTGAAAGCGAAATCAAGCAGTCAACAACATTTACTTCACCGTCAACGTCCGTGGTGCTTGTGTTCACCACTTGGTCAGGCAGTGCAAGATTTTTGTTTGTTAGCCTATCCTTGGCACAATGTACATCAACGCACATCGATGGCGGCGACCGCGTTGTTTCCCCGACGTATCTTGCGAGAGCGTACAATATCAACATAGACGTTTTTGATGAAAACGGCAATAGCGTTTCGGCGGTGCTCAAAAAGAACACGTCGACGAACCCGTATTTTGTCATACCACGTGGCGGGGCTGAAGTTGTCGCAACTTCCAGAGAAAGCAGTATGACGCTGGAAATTCAGTACATGAAGGAGCGTCTGTGAATGTTTGTATGCTATGTAGACGAAGCCCTGCTTTTTTCCACAACGCAGATAAGCGGCCGAGAAATCATTTCCGGCTCGCTGACGGAAGAAATTAACGCGGTAAGCTCGCTTGAATTCACTCTGCCGCCGTCAAACGGCATGGCATCGCGGGTAGAACCACACACATCTGTCATTAAGCTGGAATCCGATGGCGTGGAAATCTTCCGTGGCACTGCGTCAAGCGTAAGCAAAAATTTTCGCGGTGATACCGTCGTAAGCTGCGATGGCGTGATCGCGTTGATGGCCGATGTCATCAAAGAGCCATTCACCGTTTCTTCGCGCGGGATTGAAAGCTATGTCACGGCGATTGTAAAAAATTACAACGATGGCGTTACTGCTGACAAGGAAATCAAAGTCGGGCAAGTCGTCGGGTTTGAAAGTCAAACATTTTCGGTTTCACACAGTAGCGAGTGTAAAAACATTTTTGAACTTCTGAAAGAGGTTAGATCGGAAAAGGGAGGCTATATCTGGGCATCCTACATCGGCGGCGATGTGTATATCAACTACACAAAAACAATCGGAAAAGAAAACAGCCAGCAAATCGCGTTTGGATCTAACCTGGTTAACATCGAGGGGCAGCTCGAAGTCGGCACACTCGTAACACGAGTTTGGCCGCTTGGCAAAGATGGGCTTACGATTGCAAGCGTTAACGACGGCAAGGCGTATCTACAAAATGAAAGAGTCGAACTGCGCTATGGGCGCGTAGACAAGACAATACAGGTTGACAGCGACGATCCATCTGTTGTAAAATCATATGGGCAGGCGTATCTAACCCGATACGCCGTGATGAACAACACCATCACCTTGACCGCGATTGACCTGCACAACCTCGATAAATCAATTTCGTCGTTCGAGGTTGGCGATTCTGTCCGAGTGCTTTCCCCTCCACATGGGATTGATGCGGAGATGGTGGTAAATAGCATCTCGACTGACTTGGTGCAGATTTCAAATTCGAGAATCACACTTGGAGCAAAAAAAGGCAGCATCACAAGCATTATCTCATCTGGCGGCTGGTCTAGCGGCTCTTTCGGCGGCGCTTCCGGCGGCGTTGGCGTTGATTATGTTATCGATCAGGGCGTAACCGGAAAATGGGTTTGGCGTAAGTGGGCATCCGGCATCGCAGAGATGTGGGCTACGTTCGATACGGACAAACTGAAAATGACATCGCAAACATGGGGCGCACTGTATACCGCATCGTGGATGGGTCTCGAGGAAAATAAAGCAGCACGCAAATATCCGTTTCCGTTTATCGAAAACCCTGCCGTGTCGGCGACGCCAACGGTTGGAAGTGGCAACATCTGGCTTGCCACAAACACGGAAAACGATACAGGTACGCGGCTGACGCACGCCCCGGCATATCAGTGCGTGAGAGCTTCCGACGCGACGGTTAATAACCCGCAGATCAGCTACTATGTCATGGGCAAGTACAAATAAATGGAGGCGAATAGCTGATGGAATTCATTGCTTGCAACTCGGACAATTACCGTTCTGGGCGCACGCGGCCGGTGCAGTACATTGTGATGCACTACACGGCAAACAACGGCGACACCGCGCGCAACAACTGCGATTACTACCACCGCGTGGGCGGCCTGCAGGCAAGCGCACACTATTTCGTGGACGAGCACGGCGCGATGCAGTCCGTGCGCGAGGGCGACACGGCGTGGCACTGCGGCGCGCGGGCGTACTGGCACCCCGAGTGCCGCAATGCCAACAGCATCGGCATCGAGATGTGCAGCCGCAAGCGCGCCGACGGCAGCTACTACATCCTGCCGGAGACCGTGGCAAACGCCGCGGCGCTGGCGCGGGAGATCATGCAGCGCTATGGCATCGACACCGACCACGTGCTGCGGCACTACGACGTGACGGGCAAGCGCTGCCCCATGCCGTGGGTGGATGACCCGGCGCAGTGGGCTGCATTTAAGGATATGCTAACGCCGGAACACCAGAGCGAAGAGGAGGATGACGATATGGTACGATATAGCAAAATCGAGGACGTTCCAGATTGGGCGCGGGACGTGGTGCGCGCGCTGATGGACGCGGGCGCTCTTAAAGGCGACGATAACGGATGTATTGACCTGTCACGTGACATGGTGCGCGGCATGGTGATCGGCAAGCGGTACGCGGACGCGCACAGCCCAAGATATGCTACGATCGATGACGTTCCCGGCTGGGCGCGCGAGGAGACGCAGCGGCTGATCGACCGTGGCGCTCTTAAAGGCAATGAGCACGGCAAGCTGGACGTATCAATGGATATGCTGCGCACGATGATCGTGTGCCAGCGGATGATGGATGAAAACAAGTGATGGAGGGATGCACATGAAAATTAACTGGAAACTTAGGCTGCAGAACAAGGCTACGCTGACCACGCTCGTCATGGCGCTGGTGGCACTGGTGTATCAGGTGCTCGGCGTGTGCGGCGTCGTGCCGCGTGTGTCGCAGGATCAGGTTACGACGATCATCAGCATGGTCATCAACATTTTGTGCCTGCTCGGAATTGTGGTAGACCCGACTACGGCTGGTGTCAGCGACAGCGTGCTGGCTATGAGCTATGACGAGCCTAAAAAATACTAATAAATAATATAGGGCGTGAAGATTTTTGTTGATTTTCACGCCCTTTTTTGATATATTTTGAATATAGAGGAATTTTTACCATGATTGACCAGAACGATATTGAGCGTTTAGAAAAAATTTTTGTTACCCGCGAGGAATGTAATGACGTGACCAACGGCATCGGCGGTAAGCTGGCAAAAGATTCGACCAGGTTCGCCGTGCTGGAAGAGCGGATGAAGGTAAATAACTGGCTGACAACCGGCATCTGCGCCGGTATTATCGCATTGCTGATTAAAGTATTTTTGGGAGGCTAATAAAATGCCGGATTGCAACACCTGCAAAACAAAAAAGAGTCCGCCTAATGTGCCGTATGTCGTTCACGAAGGGGTGATGTCTCGGCTTGAACGCGTTATCAAGCGGCTTTGGATTGCGCTTATCGTGACAATCGTCCTGCTGGTTGCAACGAATGCGATGTGGATTGTGTATGAATCGAATTACGAGACAGTACATCAAACTGTAACGCAAGACGCAGATAATTGCGAAAATATTTTTTCCGGTGGTGATTTGTATGGCGAGACAGACCGTTAAAACGACATACAGGAGGAGGAAAGTAGGCGGCAACTCCGGCTATATTAAGTGCAATATCTGCCACGGCACTGGCCGCGTAAAAGCCCCGAAGAGAAAGAAAGGGGGCAAATGATGCTTTCCGATTTTGAAATGATTCAGCATCGATTCCCCAAAAACGAAGATTTGACCATTGTCCCCATCAGCGACGTGCATCTTGGCGCTGCCGAACACATGGCGAAAGAATGGCGAGATTTTTGCGCCATGGTCGAGAAAACGCCGAACGTCTATATCACGCTTGGCGGTGACTTGATTAACAACACCGTAAAAACTTCGGCTGGAAATGTTTTCGATGAAACCATGCGTCCGCGAGAGCAAAAGCGAGTTATGGCGGAAATGCTAAAGCCAATTTCTGATCGGATTTTGTGCGCGGTCAGCGGGAATCACGAACGTCGAAGCGGAAAAGATATTGATGATGATCCGATATATGATATCATGTGCAAGCTGGATTTGGAACATCTTTACCGTAAAAATATGGCGTTTGTAAAAATCCAGATCGGCAAGCTGAACGGCGACGGTAAGAAAAACCCGACTTACTGCATCTGCGTCACTCACGGAGCTGGCGGCGGCATCTTGTCTGGCGGAACAATCAATCGAAACGAACGCTTTGGATATGTTCTCGATGGCGTTGACGCGCTGATTGTCGGCCACACTCACAAGCCGATGATTTCCCGGCCCGCGAAAATCGTTGTTGACAAGTTTAATAACAAGATCAGTTTCAAGCCGTTTAATGTAATTTCTTCGACCGCTTGGCTTGATTTTGGCGGCTATGCGGCGCAGAAAATGCTCATCCCATCATCCCATGCCTTGCAGACCATGACGCTTTGCGGAAAGCGCAAGGATATCGTTATCACGATGTGAGGTGATTACATGGTATATTACGTTTCGCACTGCTATCAGGGGGGCACTGATAACATTAGAAAGGCTGCAAAAATCACGCATGATTTGCAGATGGCAGACCAAAATAACTGTTATATTTGCCCGCTGCTTGCATTTTCACACATGGAATACGGCGAAATTGGATATGAGCAGGAAATGGAACTGTGTCTCGATTTGCTGTCGGTGTGTGATGCCCTAATCGTCGCGTCAAAGGTGAGCGAGGGTGTGCGCCGCGAAATCGAGTTTGCAAAGATGGTAAACATGGAGGTAATTTACATTGCCGAAACCGACCGACGAATTCGATTTTAGCCGACAACGATGGGAGCATTTGATTGATAGCTATATTTTCAACGAACGCGACCGCGAGATTTTGAAGCGCAGGTTGCTTGACGGCCGCACGTTTGAACAGCTTGCATCGGAATTCGATTTGAGCACGCAGCACACGAAAACAATCGTGTATAAGGCACAGGATAAGCTATACAGACATATCAAATAATATAGCCGCCCATTATAGGCGGCTATTTTTTTATTCGATTGCATCCAGCTTTTTCATGACGGCTAAATACAGCTTGCTATTGACGATTTTGATTGTCTCCATCAGCTCGTCTATGATTGCAAAAATCTCAACGCTGTTCTTGCCGGAAACCGCAGACAGGAAATCGCTATCACCTGATACGTCGAGCGGTTCTGGCTGAGAAACTGCCGTTTTTGAAGAAAGCATCTTATAAAGCATCGCGCAATACAGCGGAGCAATTTTGTTTAGTGCTGCAAAAGACGTATCGTAATTAGCTTCCGATTCGAGCAGCGTCTTTTCGATTTCGGAATAGTCGATCATACGCGCCCTCTTTACATCTCGCGATACACAGCCTGCGCCGTCAGTGCTTTTGATATAAAAATAATCATCGTTCGCGTCAAACAGCGCGACGGATGCATTCGCGCCCATCTGGTATGCTTGCGCGCCGGGAAGGCCATTCACGCGGATGATCTGGCTCGGCTGGGCGTTTATCTGCCCCTGCGCTGACATCGCGTTGAGTCTATCCATATACGGATTGTTATATTGCATCGGATTTATATACGGATTGTAATATGCCATGATAGCACCTCGCTTCTGCTTCCATGGTATCTCATGTTGGCGAAAAGTGAAAGCAAGTAAAGGTCTGAATTTCGTATGAATTTTGGATATTTTTTTGAGAAATGTATTGACAATTTAACAAAAATGGTTTATATTATAATCATGAAAAGGAGATGATATTTTGACAAGAAAAGCTAAAGACAACGCGTCCGGCGTCAAAGACCTTGCGCTATATGTGCTTCGCGCAGCGGCTTTTGACATTCAAAGCGGCGGAGGGGAAGAAGAAAGGTGCATCAAAGAAATCAGAGCCGGAGGAATCGACCTGTATCTTGGGTTGCTTGAAACGGAAATGACAGCAGAAGAGTTCATTTCGCTTTCAAAAAAAGGAGGTAAAAAGAATGTACAAATGTCTTAACTGCGGCCACGTTTTCGATGATGGCGAACAGGCAAAGTGGAAAGAGGACGACGGTTGGCACGACGGATGCCCGGTTTGCAAAGAGGCATACGGCGAGGCGATGCATTGCAGCAGATGCGGATACGCGTTTCTTGAGGACGAGCTTTTCGGCGGTTACTGCTTTGACTGCCTGCGAGATATGCTTACGCCGCAGACAGCACTTGCGTATATGCTTGACGAAGGTCTGTTCGCAAGATATATGTTCGATCAGTGCTGGAAATCGTCCGTGCCAGAGAGAATCGGAACACCGCTAGAGCTGGTGATGCTGAAAGAATACTATGACTTCGTGCTTCGGTACGAGCAAGGCGACGGGGCTGCAAAATATCAGATGCGGCTTTTGAAAGACTTCATCTTTAACATCGATGACATCTGCGAAAAAGAGAGATTCGGCGAATGGTGCGCCGAGAAAAAGAAAGGGTGATTATATGGCAGTGCTTTGCATGGTTTACGGCCAGAGTGGCACTGGGAAGTCCACAAGCCTGCGGAACTTTGGGCGAGATGACGTGGCAATCGTAAATGTGTCCGGCAAGCCTCTTCCGTTCAGGAACGACTTGAAAACGTTCAAAAGCGACAATTACGCCGCTATCACGCGAGCGATTAAGGCCGCACCGCAGAAGTCAATCGTGATTGATGACGCGACTTATCTAATGGTTAACGCATTTATGCGCAATGCGAAAGTCACCGGTTACCAGAAGTACACCGATTTTGCGTGCGACTTCAACAACCTGATTGACGCGTGCGGTCAGCTCCCGGATGATAAGATCGTTTATTTCATCGGCCACAGCGACCAAAAGGACGACGGGTCGGAGCATTTTAAGACCATCGGGAAGATGCTTGACAATTACGTCACGCTGGAAGGCAAGTTCACAATCGTCCTAAAAACCGTGGTGCAGGATGGTGCGTATTACTTCGCAACGCACAACAGCGGCCAGGACACGGTGAAAAGCCCGATGGGGATGTTCGAGCACGATCTGATTGGCAACGACTTGAAATCGGTTGACGACGCGATCCGAGAGTACTGGCAGATGGGAGGCAGCGAGGATGCCTGATTTTGAATCCGGCATCACGTCTTATGTCCATGCAACTGCCACAGTGGATGTATTTTTTCCGGTTGACAAGCGCGGCGCGGCAGACATTAGCTGCCACCAGTGCCCGTACTTGTCCAGCAACGAGAGGATGTGCCAGCTAAACAAAGAGCCAACGGCATATCCCAACAAGTATGTAGGCGGCAAGTGTCCGCTTAAAATAATTAACAACATGGAGGCAAATGAAAATGAAAGCGTTTGATGGTTACAAGGCTGAGGCCATGCGCGTAAGCGAACCTCTTCCGGCTGGCGGCTATGTCGCTAAAATCATGGGAGCCGAGGTAAAGACCTACTCGTGGGGCGAACAGCTCGTGATTTCGTTCGACATCGCTGAGGGAGATCACAAAAACCATTTTGCAGAAGAGTGGAAAAGCAACCAGAACGAGGACAAAAAGTGGAAGGGCAATTACCGCCTGACCGTTCCCGACGAAAGCAATCAGTGGGTTGACAGTCAGAAGCGACAGTTTGGCAATGCCATGTGGGCGATCGAGCAGAGCAATCCGGGATATCATTGGGACTGGAACGAGGCTGGTCTTAAGGGAAAGACCGTTGGTGTGCTTTTCCGCAACCGCGAGTGGGAATTCAACGGTAACACCGGCTGGACAACCGAATGCGGTATGTTTCTTGATGCACAGGCCGTCCGCGACGGTAAGTACAAGCCCATGAAAGATCGCCCGCTGAAAAAGAATGTGCAGGCAGCCACGACGTTCACGGAGCTTCCGGCAGAGGATGACGGAGACCTCCCGTTCTAATCAGGATTGAATGACCCCGCCTGAAATACAAAAAGCGCTATCGACTATGACTATCATGGTTGATAGCAGAGAGCACGAAACGCCGGAGGCCGTCAAAAGATGGAATTCCTTCGGCGTTCCGTGGGAGCGCGTGAAGCTGGATAGCGGCGACTATTCTGCCGTGTTTTCGCTTCCGGGCGATCAAAAATGGCGCGTACCGTGCTGCATCGAACGGAAAATGTCGTTGAGCGAGATATGCTCGAATTTTTGCCAAAACCGGCAGAGGTTCGTGAATGAGTTTGAGCGGTTAAAGCAATCAGAAGAGCGGGTGTATCTGCTGATTGAGGGAGCGAGCTGGGAAAAAGCATACGCCGGACTATATCGGTCGAAGATGCTCCCGCAAGCCCTGATCGCGTCCTTGCTCGCATGGTCTGCAAGATATGATGCACATATTGTTTTTTGCCAGCCAGATACAACGCCGAAATTAATACACGATATTTTATATCGAGAAGCAAAGGAGCGATTGCAAAGTGAATTTTGAAACTCGCACGCCTACGGGATGCGAGGAGGTAAAAAAAGAAAAGCGAAAAGGGAACTATCAGTACACGAAAAACAGAGAAATTGCGATTAAAATGCGCGAAAGCGGCATGTCATTTCAGCAAATCGCAGATGAGCTCGGCGTTACCAAGCAGCGCGTATCGCAATACTGCGCCGGAATAAATGCAAAACATTACCGCTTTTGCGGCGAAAAAACGTGCATTTATGTCGGGCTGCGCGATTGGATGAATAGAAGCGGAGTAAACACAACCGTGCTTCTGCAAATGATGGGTTATGTTTACAACCCCGGCTCGACCGAAAGATGGCGGGGAAAATTTGCAGGAAAAAGTGCGCTTAGAATCGACGAAATCAAAAAAATTCTTGCCGTTACCGGCCTGACGTTCGAGCAGGCTTTCGGCGAAGTGGAGGTAAAAAATGATTAAGGACAGCGGCGAAAGGACGATGTTTGACACCGGCGCGGTCAGGGATATGCACGATGGGAAAGGCCGATTTGATCTGCTCCCCATGTGCGTCCTGATACGCCTTGCGAAGCATTATGAAGCTGGAGCCAAAAAATATGAAGAAAGAGGCTGGGAAAAAGGAATCCCAACGCACAGCTTTGCCGACAGCGCGATGCGGCATTTTGTCAAATATATGGACGGCCAGACGGATGAAGATCATCTGATCGCCGCTATTTGGAATCTTTGTGGGCTCGCGTGGACGGAGGAAAAGCGGCCAGAGATGATGGACATTCCCGCACGAATGCAAAGCAAAAAGGCGCAGACCTCAACGGCCACCACAGCCGGGAAAACTTGCGTGTCTGCCATTTTTGAGAACGGCGGGTATACTATCTATAATAACGGTAAAATCGTTGACAGCGGCGTTTCAGCGCCCAGAATGCGTGAGATTATTTCAAAGCTGGAGGGCAAAGATGGGAACGTTCACTGAAAATTTCCGGGAGATTAGGGAGCGAAGAGGATATTCGCTTAATCGGCTACAGCACGTAACCGGCATTAGCCGCGCAACGCTGTCAAACTATCAATCCGGGCGCGTATCGCCGCCGCTAAACAGGCTGATCGCAATCGCAGACGCGCTGCACGTCAGTCTTGACGATCTGACGGGACATGTCGCAAAACCGTCGTTTGAAGAGAGGTTCTGCCGATGAACGTTGAGCTAATTAAATATCCGTCAGACGCGGACTGGATGTTTTGCAAGGAGTGTACGCTTGTGACCGTTGGCAAGCACCCTGTAAAGCAACCGTCACAGGCGTGGAAAAGCAAAATTTTGGAGGCGCGGCACAGCCCGATCAGGACGTTGCAGTTTGCTTTCCGCATCACCGATTTGCCGTATTGGGTAAGTGTGCATTTGTGCAGGCACGTTCATGCGCAGCCGTTTGTGCGCAGCCAGCGCAACGACCGGCAGAGTGACTATGATCGCACGAAAGCCCCGCAGGACGCGCCGGTTGATATGATCTGGTATCTAAACGCGGAGGAGTTGCAAATCATCGCCAACAAGCGGTTGTGCAACATGGCCAGCCCGGAAACGCGCGAGGTTGTGAAAAAGATGTGCCGTGAGGTGCTTAAGGTGTGCCCGGAATTTACAGGGCTGCTTGTGCCATCTTGCGCCTATCAGGGCGGTGTGTGCCATGAATTCAATGGGGGATGTAAAAAAAATAAAAAAACTACTTGACGTAATGCGTGCGACGTAGTATTATAATGTTGTCCATGAGTTCGACGCGGGCAAGTGGTTCCCTTCTTTTTTTATCTCCTTTTTGTTGGTTTCTCTTTGGGAGTACCCGTAGGCTTTCACCTTTCGGCCTGCGGGTATTCCCATATTTTTTTATAATCATCGAACGAGGTAACTAAAAATGTATAGTTATTTATCAACCATAGCGGAGGAAATAAAATCAAGCCTTGCGACCGAGGACGTGCTGCAATATTATGGTTTCACCATCAATCGATCACGGAAAATGTACTGCCCGTTCCACGCGGATACAAAGCATCCGTCGATGCACGTTTATCCCGGAACTGGCGGTTATCATTGCTTTACATGCGGCGCGTCCGGGGACGTTATATCATTCGTTCGTGACTATTTTGGTCTTGGATTTAAAGAAGCGATCGAAAAACTTAACGCGGATTTTTCTCTTGGTTATCCTATCGGCGAAAAAATGACAATGCGTCAGAAGCATAAATTTGACCGTATAAGGGCAGAACGTGAAAATAGTATAAAGACGCGGGAAGAAAACAAAAAACGCTTAGAACGCGAATTTTGGGCGAAATTCGATGCGTGGAAACAAATAGACGATGTAATTACGTCCGATAAACCAAAAAGAGAGGGGGATGCAATTACAGATGAGTACGCGGACGCGCTGAAAAAGAAAGACCTGGCAGAATACGAGTTATATTTGGCAGAAAGGGAGATAAAAAATGCTTAGTCTTGAGCAAATCGAAAAAATCACAAACCCGTTTGATCTGCTGCGGGTTGATATGCTTGATGATCTTGCAGAAGAACCGGAGGAAGAACGCATAAGGCTGTCAACGGCGCTGATTATCAAGGCAAACCAGCTTGGCATCCAAAAGCAGTTTGAGCAGCTTTTCAAGGCATACACGAAAGCACTTGACAAGATTTCGGCTGACTACACACGAGAAAATGCAAAAAAACGGTCTGCGATTAGCTTGGATTTTGACGCTAATGGTAGGCCGCTTTCAAGCGTGGACAACTTTTTGCAAGTGCTGGAGAACGACCCGAAATTTGCGGGGCTGAAATTTAACGAACTTACATACTCGCCGGAAAAACTGGTTGATGGCAAGATGGAACGGTGGACTGACGCGGACGACGCCGAAATGCGGCGATACATCGAAAAAAAATATAGATTTCATTCCGTTCAGAAATCGGATGATGCTTTGCGTATTGTCATGGCCGAGAATCGGTATCATCCTGTGCGGGATATTGTAGGCTATATCAGATGGGACGGGCAGAGCCGAATCTATGATTTTTTGCATACGTGGACTAAGTGCGAGGATACCCCATACACGCGTGAGGTAAGCCGCCTTATTTTTGCTGGTGGTATCAATCGGCTTTACAATCCCGGATGCAAATTTGACGATATGCCGGTGCTGATCGGCACGAAGCAAGGCGAGGGCAAAAGCACGCTCGTTCGATGGCTGGCGCTGGAAGATGAATATTTTTCCGAGGTCAACGAATTTGACGGCCAGCGCGGCATTGAAGCGGTCGAGGGGGCGTGGATTTGCGAAGTGTCGGAACTTTTGGCAATGACCCGCGTAAAGGAGCAGGAGGCAGTAAAAAGCTATCTGACGCGGCAAAACGACCGTTACAGAATGCCTTTTGATAAACGCGTTACCGACCATCCGAGGCAGTGTATCTTTATCGGGACGACTAACAAGGAGCAGTTTCTGACCGACAAGACCGGCAACCGCCGTTTCTATCCGGTGAAAGTCAATCAGAATGGGTATGAACTTTTCGAGCACAAGGACGAAATTAAGGCGTACATTCGGCAGTGTTGGGCAGAGGCGTTAAATCTATACTTTTCGGGGAATCTTGCTCCGTATGCTGATCGAACGCTCATGCCGCAAATCCGCGCCGCGCAAGATCGAGCAGTTGAGGATGATTATCGCATTGGCCTCATCAGCGAATATCTTAAATGCAAGGACGAGGTATGCATCATCCAGCTTTGGCGTGATGCCCTTCACAGCGACCCGCTCAAACCGACGCGCAAGGAATCACAAGACATTAGCCTGATTATGCAGTCTTTTCCGGACTGGGAAAAGCAGCCGAACGCGAAAAGAATGGGAGAATATGGAGTACAGAAGTATTGGAAACGTGTATCCGGACAGGCGGAAGAAGAGCTTCCGCTTTAACCAAGTATCTGTTTTTGCATACTTAGTTACGCTTGGTTACATAGTTGGTTACACCCTGCAAACCATTGGTATTACTATATTTCTTACCCTTTTTTATGTATTTTGTAACTATGTAACTAACTTTTTATAAAAATAAAAAAGATATATTTTTTATTTTGGGAATATATAATATACAAACGCGGTTTCTTGGTTTTGGTTACACCCCAAAAAGCCGTCAAAGCATTGAAAACACCAGGTTTTTTGTGTAACCGTGATCCTATCAGCAAAAAAGCTAGTTACGCCTGAACGGGAAAAATCTTGGTTTTTTCTTAAAAAAAGTATTGACAAGCGTGCTAAAATAATGTATATTATAATCATCAAAGGGAAAACACAGAGCCAACAGGCAGAAAGGAAATTGAAATGACGTATAAACAGATTTTTGCAATCACGGCGAATGAAGAAGCTATGGATATTCTGAAAGAGATTGCACACATTCAGGGCAATATGTGCTTTAAGACCATTTATGAACAGAAAACCGCAAAAGCTGAAATGAAGCGCCTTGCAAAAGAGCTGCTTGAAACGATTGGCGGCTAAACCGCCCGGAAAGGAGAAACAACAATGAAGGTATTCGGCGACCCACGCGCGCGGGCAAAGGCGCGCAAATACATTGTCTGGGGCATAGAGGACGGCATCGTCTGTGCGAGCTTCCTCGGCGGCATTGCGCTGGCCGGGTGGGTGTTTCATGTAGTTTTTAAGGCATTGGGGGCGGCATGATGGATAATCCGATCGAAAAGGTGCGCGAGCTGCTGAATCGGCCGCGCTCGAGCGCAGATTTTTCGCCGTCTGCACGCTACGCGGTGCAGCGGCTGGGCGCGTATCCCCAGGAGCAGCACGCGCGGCGCGCGGCAGACGAGACCAC